AAATAGTACTGATACTGAAGTATCTGATGCTTCTTTAAATTTATCCCAACCTGCTGTATAATCTGCATTAGATAAATCCCCTAATCCATTTTCTCCACCATTAAAAGAATATGTTGCTACCTTACCGCAAGCTGGAAATTTAACTGATCCAGATGCATTTGATCCCCAAGAAGATTCTGTACTATCATTGGAATTTTTAGTACTAATAGCTCCTTGTGGATGTGACATAAACCAAACAAACTTATCATTGTTTAATTTATTCTTATAATAGTCTGGTGAATTTTTTGCAACAGAAACATTAAAATACTTTTGAATCTGTGTATCAGCAGTTGATGACGTTCTTGTTGTTCCCCACATTCCAGTTTCATCAACTATAACAATATGAACTTCATCATTTGAACCTCCAAGATTATCTGTCCATTGTGTTGTTGTTGGTGCTTCTGCTTGTGTTTGAGAGCTTCCAGGTGAACAAGCATATTCCCATTGTCTATTCCATGTTTTACCTGTTACTGCTGTTTTTGCTTTTTCTGTAAGTGTTAAAGAATCATCATCTTGAATTGATGCAACTTTTAATCTTACTGGATTTGAACTATCATCTGTTACAGTAATAAAATCTCCAGGCTGTACTTGTCTTGTAAAAAATGTTGATGAATTACCACCCACTGATTTACTGCCTTTGGCGACTGTTATTGTACCAAAAATAGCAGCTGGGTCTGATTCAAATCCAGAAGTTTTATAAACATTAACAGGAGTAGCAGTAGTTTTAGCTGTTACTGATGATGCTCCAGGTGTTTGTACAACATATGCGGTATTTGTTCCAGATGTACTCATGACATTGTTAACTAAGTATTTGTCAGAACCAATGTAAATTACATCATTGTCTCTAACTTCTTCGAAAAAGTTAGTATTTTCACCAGACAATCTTCCAGTTGTACCATCAATTGTTACTTGACCTGTTAATGTTGCATGTTCTTTATCTGGACCACAAATGGATATTTTTAAGGCGTTGCCTCTTTCTCCTGCCCATTTTGCTACAAAAGGACCATAAGTTCCAGTTTCACTTCCACCAGTCGATGGATCATAATTAATTTCATAATCTTCTTGATTTTTAATTAGTATTGTTGCACCCTCTTGTGTTGCACCATACGTTGTATTTGCTGTGGATGCATTCCTTGCTGAAGTGTTAGCAATTCTTGAAATTTCTACAGTCCCTCCGTATGAAAGAAAATTTGCACATGAATAATATGAGACAAATGTATTTTCATCTGGAATGTAAAATTGATCTTCTAATTGGGTTACTGTTGAAACTCTACCTCTTGCTGGATCTTCGATTGGACCCCAAAGGAAAGGCCCGGAAAACCCACCTTGCGTTGTGGCTATAGTAGGTACGACAGTAGTTAAGTCTATCTCTCTAGTGAGTACACCAGGGCTTACTGTGAATGGCATTTTTTTCTCCTATAAATATAATTATATTTAGTTGACTTTTAGCGTGTTAAGTATAGTTCTCTCAACCTACCAATAGTTCACGTATCTAATATATTTATCAAATTTCGGAGTTCCAGTATTTACCAGAATGAAATTCTTGCCATCCATGATATTCGGCAGGGTCTAATTCTTCTTCAAAACCATCATTGTAAAAACCTAAAGGAAGGGAATGTTCATCATTCATTTTCTCTTGTTGTTCTAACAATTGTTTTCTAATATCTGAATTTGTTATTTCTTTAAAATATCTTTGATTAACCAACCAACCAAATAAAACTAGACACATTACTAAGTCATCATTATATCCTTCTTCTGCTTGATAAGAAGTTCCTTTTTCAGCAAATGTCATAAGTTCAGATATGATATCAAAATCTTCAATAAATAAATGATCTTTTTCTATTAGTTCTTTTAAAGTTGAACAACCCATCCTTTTCACTGCTTTGGATGTGACAATTCCAACTCTTGAATTTTTCTTAAATCCACCACTAACTTCTTGGCCACCATGTGCTGCTGATGTTATTATTGTATTTTCATATTCTATATCATAATATAAAATATCAGCAACTTGATTTCCATTTCCATTTGTTTCTACTAAAGCATAAGATCCATTATATTTTTTAGATATTTGTTCAACTACATGAGGAAATATAATTGGTGATATTTCATTGTTTCTATATTTCGCAACAACTTTATATGGTATTTGAGAAACATCCATAATCAAAAATGCAGAGTAATCCTGTCCGACACCAGATGAAGTATCAACTAAAGTACAATAAATGTGTCCCTTTTGTGGTTCTTCATATACATCAAGTTCTTCTTGTTTTCTGATTGGATTTCTATATGGCATGTTTCTTAATTTATTTGGATCAATTAAAGTATTTGTAGATCCTAAAAATTCACATTCAAATTCTTGTCTCCATTGTCTTTCACTTGTATTGTCAATTGTTTGTTTTTTCCATGCTTCATCTCTACCAGGAACATCATTCCAATTAATAGCAAATGGTATATAATTGTTTCTCTTTTCCTCTGCATCAATCCACATCTTATAAAACTTATTCATTCCATTAGGAGTTGATACAATAAAAACTTTTGTAGATTGTCCAGATGAAATAGTAGGATATACAGAGTCAAAAAATTCTTCTGCCAAAGATGGTGGATCAACGTGTGCAAACTCATCAAGAAAAATTACATTGAATGAAGATCCTCTAACAGCAGATGATGATGTTGCTGCCGCCATTACTTTACTTCCATTTTCTAATTCAATATTACCTTTGTTCCAAACTGATATACCTTGTTGTAACCAAGATGGTAAATGTTCAAATGACATTTGCAATCTACTTAAAAGTTCTCTAGCAAGTGAACCTTTATTTGCAAGAATTCCAACTTGCACACTTTCATTAAAAAGTATATAATGTAAAAGATAAGAAATAATTGTAGTTGATTTACCAGACTGTCTAGGAAGTTTTGAAATAACAAATCTGTTATTATGAAAGGTTTGAATCATCCTTTCTTGATATTCATATAGTTTAAAAGGAACTAGGCCATGATCTACATGAACAATTTGTACATAATTTTCTATAAAGTATTGAGGATCAGTAGAACATTTAATTAGCTCTCTGACTTGTTCAGGTTTAAATTCTATCTGAACATTTGAATTTTTTAAATTTGGATTACCAAGATAATTTTCAGAGGGCATTAATTTTTTACAATAAACTCAACTTCATTATTATTAATTTTTGCGGTAACTAATGTGTGTAAATCTTCTTTGATTGTAGATATGTCTGATTGTATTGTACTGATTCTTTCATTAATTACCGCAATATCTGATTTATGGGTAACAACTTCTAATGACATCCACCCTACCAAAGTTAACGTGGCAGTGAGAAATATTGGTTCTAATAACTTCCAAGATTCTGTCATGAGAAATAACTATGCTGGATAAGTTCCCATTGAATTACTGGAATAAGAAACAGAAGTTAAACTTCCATTTGATCCAGATGATATCTGAATTGTGTCTGCGGGCGCTTTTCTAACAAGTAAAGCGTTTCCTGAAGGAATTACTAAACTTCCACTATTACCAGAACCATTTGTAACACTACCATCTAATGTGATTGTTATTGATCCTGTTCCACCCGCCGCGCACCAAACCATGGTAGCATTAGAGAGAGTAGTTGCTGACCCTCCTGCATCTGCTGTTCCTTTTATACTAATTGCGTCCATATTATTTTTCCCTTTTAATTATTTATATTAACTGCTTGTTCTATACATTAAAGTCCAACCTGTTATGTTGGTATATCAATATTTCTACCAATTGAAGTCCAACCTATGTCAGAATCAACGTAAACAAGAACAAAAGATGCACCATTTGTTGATAATGTAAGATCTTGCGTATCTGTATTAATTTTATGACCATTTCTAGCAATAGTGATATTATCAGTCGATGAATAATGTCCTGAATCAATAACTTCTATTTGATCACCCATAGAAGCAGATGCAGGTAATGTTATTGTTAAAGCAGATCCTGCAGTAAATACATCAACTAATAATCTATCACCAGCTACCGCAGTATAATTAGCAGTTTTTACTTGCCAAGGTGAAATACCACCCTTTGTTGCCAAATAAGCCTTAATAGATTGTTGTGTTGCTAAAGCGGTATCACTATTTGATGTAAAATCATCTTCATCCAAAATTCTATCAACTCTTGAACCAGTTGAAAGACTTATTCCATATTCTGAAATATTAAGTTCTTCGGTTCCAGCTACACCAACACTTACATTTGCATTTGTTCCTGAATCTTGTATTGTAACATTAGATGATAAAATTTTAATTGATGGTGCTACACCAGAATCAATATATGCTTTAATAGATTGTTGTGTTGCTAAAGCACTATCTGAATCCGTTGCTAAAGTATCTTCATCCAATATTGAATTAACTCTACCACCTGTTTTTAATTTTAAACCAGATTCAGAAACATTTAATTCTTCTGTTCCAGCGACTGCTACTGCTATATTAGCATTTGTTCCAGTGTCATTAATATTCACATTGGAACCCAATTTTTCAATTTTTTCTAGATATACTGTTACTGTAGGATCATGAATATAATCTATTGAATTATATGAAGTTGATCCATCTCCAATTTTTAATCTTTTATAATCTGTTTCATATGCCAATTCACCAGAAGCTAAAACAGTATTATTACCATACCAATTACCTCCGGTGTCACGTCTTATTTGTATTTGAGTAGCCATTTTTCTCCGTTAAAAATTATGATGCGTTTCCACCATCTATTGTATATGTTGTTGGTAAACTTGAAGAAGGTAAAAGTCCAGAAACATCAGTTGTTAAGTCAATTAAATTTCTTGTAATCACTTGACCAGCAATTGTAATATAATCTAAACTACCTGACAAAGTTACATTAGTTGAGTTATCAGTTCCAGAAGCATCAACTCCTAAATTAGTTCTTGCTGCTTCTGCATCAACCGCTCCTGTTCCACCTGATGTGATTGGTAATGTTCCTGATACATCTGCAGTAAGATCAACTTGATCTCTTGTAAGTTCTTGTCCATTTAAAGTAATATAATCATAAGCCCCAGCTAAAGTTACATTAGTTGAGTTATCAGTTCCAGAAGCATCAACTCCTAAACTAGCTCTTGCTGCGGATGCAGATTCATTTACTATTGTTGTTGAATTTGCAAAAACCAAAAAATCACCATCTGCTGCACCACTTACAGTAACGTCTTGCATTGACGTAACATTTTGTCCAGTAACATCTGTAAGATAACCACCACCAGATGCATATGCGTTTCTATAACTATTTAAATTTGCCATATTAGTTCTCTGTTAATACCCATCCGTTATTTGAATCTGCGTAAACTAGTTCAAATCCTGCTCTATTTGTTGTAACTGCAAGATTTTCTGTAACTCCCATTATCTTATGATTTCCTCTTTCTACTGTTATATTGTTTGACGCACAACTTCCAGTTATATCAACAATTTTTACTGTATCACCAGCTGAAGCTGATGCAGGTAAAGTTATAATAATTGCAGAACCAGAACAATCAACTAAAAGTTTATCACCTTTTGTTGCAGTTCTATTACCATTAATTGGAATCCAACCATCTCTATCTGTTGTATAAATTGGTGTTCTTTGATCATCAGATGATCCACCCGCGCTTCCACCATACCCTGTTGCGCTTGTTCCACCAGAATAAATGTATAAAATGTCTGGCGCATCTTGTGCTATTTTAATTTCTGTATATGCGTGTGCACTTCCAGGAGTCCCATTGTAATTCACTCCTGTTGTATATTCTGTGCCCCCTTGATGTGTTCCATCAATAGTTGTGGAAAATTTTAAAAGTTGATTTGCATTAGAAGCATCTGATTGATCAAATCTATAATTAAATCCTTTTTGTAAATGTAAAGGAAATCTTGCATGTAAATTTGTTTTTAATTTGTTACCATCAATAACAAATACATTCTGTGATCCACCTCCATCATCAGCAACAGTAACAGTAAATGTTTGATTATATTTTGAATCAATATATGCTTTTACAGATTGTTGTGTGACTAGAGCAGTTGCAGAATTACTTGTTAAATCATCTTCATCTAAAACGTGTGTTATATGTGGTCCTGAAGCTACATTAGCTGTTCCAGAATTATATGAAAGTATTCCTGTTTCAGTTGAAAAATCTTGTCCAGTTCCACCATATTGTGAAGATACTGCAGTAGCCTGCCAAGTACCATTGGTTATAATTCCAACCGTGGATAAAGCAACTGAACCTGAAACTGGTGTTAATCCTGCATCAACTGCTGTCTGATCTGTCCATTGAGATGTCGCTGAATCATAAGCTAATAATCTATTATCAGCAGGTGTGGTAGAAACTGTTACATTATTTAAGTTCCCTAGTAATACACCATCAACATGAGATCTTGTTGCTAATACATCTGAATTAGCAAGAATTTGTACTGTATCACCTGTTCCAATAACAGTATGAATAGCACCACCAGCACCACCATGAATTGTTACAGTTGAACTTTGTGTAACTGTTTCTGGTACACCACTGTCTCCCCTAACATCCCAGGAAAATGTTCCTGATCCTGTCATTATAGCAGACAGTTCTTCAATTGTAGTTCTTTTTATTCTATTTTCATCAGATGCGTCATTTACTACAATTGAATCAGAAGTTGAAAGATTATTTTGGCTAATTAAATCTAATTCACTAATTACTTTATTTGACATTAAATATCCTTCTCGGAGTAAAAAATATGTCTATCTATTTTTACTGTCTTATTAACATTTTTAGCCCATTTAGGATCTGGTATATAATCTGCATGATAAAAAGTAGCACCATCAGTTATATCAAATATATCATTTGGTTTCAATAAAAATCTCGCAACCTCAACTGATTTATTCCAAAGTTGTCCTTTAAATGGTACATCATGTTTACCATCGCAATACCAGCTAAACTGGCAACGATCTCTAACTGGAAAACCATTTCTATAATGTTTTCCTTGCTTTATAACTCCACAAACAGTATTTGGGAATTTTTTACTATTCATTCTATTTAGTACCACTTGACCGACTGCAATCTTTCCTGCGGTGGATTCTATTGCTGCTTCAAAGTAAATGTTTTTAGACATACAATCCAAATCAACAGGATCAACAATTGACATTACTTTTTCTGTTTCTTCTTTATAAATTGTTGGTTGAATTGTAGGTGCTGGTGGAACCCAAACTGTTTGGGTCATATTACTATTAATAGATTGTGAAAATATTGTTAAAAATATAGTTATAGATATAAGTATGCGTAACATATTACCTCTTATAATGGGTTATGAAGAGCCTATCTGATTTATTATTTTTTTAAATATTTGGTGAAGTGAAATACTTCTTTTGAATTTTTATGATAGGCATTTGAAACCTTTTTCTAGAGTTGTAGTATTATTTATATACTACTTAACCTCTGTACTCCTAGTGATTTCAAGGATCTTATCTATTTGCTTCTGAATTTTATCAGTTCTATTTGGCCAATAAATATATTCCTTTTCTGGGTTTTTCATCAAATTTTTGAGTAATGGAATTATCATTTTTTCCAAACCCTTGAAAACTTGTTTGTTTTCTTCTTTATATTTTTCTTCTAGTTCTTTTTTTCTAGCATCAACCTCCAATGTCAACATAGTTTGAATTGTATCTAGTCTTTCTAAAACATGATTGCTTTGAACTTCAACTTTTCCAACAACCTCTGCTGTTTTAGAAGGACTAACTATTTCTCCAAGTTCATCTGCATCAACTGCAGAAAAACCAAAATCAAAATCTAAATCTTCCCAATCATCAGCCATTATTTAAATCCTATTTTTTTTAACTGCTTAATTGTATCATCAGCACTAGTATGATGAATTCCTATTCCACCCTTTGCTCTAAATTCTTTTATGTTACCTTCATGATCATCTATTAAAACATTTGGTCTTCCGTCTCTACCATCTTTAGCAAACTGTTGTTTGTCTTGTCTAGAAACCGCTCTCATATCACTTTGATCTAAATTAAAATGTCTTTTCATCCATTTAGTTTTATCATTTGCTGCTTGCTGTGATATTTTTCCTCTACTACTTCTTGGAATAGCAGTTAACATAATTGGTTTATATTTTCCAATAAATCCCCAAAGTTTTTTAGCATCTGGCATTAGTGGTAGTTTAGCAAAAGTATCAGAAGGTAGATCAGGCCAGTACTTATCTTTAAACTTTGTACCTAAATGTTTACCAGTAAATGCATGAAAATCTGCAACTACTCCATCCATGTCACAATAGATTTGTGGTGTATCAAATTCTTTTAATTCAATTTCTTCTTTAAATTTTTTCAATTTCTTTTCTTTGTCTATCCATTTTTTAGCAATATGATTATCTAAAGGTTTTTGAACTATTGATCTTATTTTGACAAAAACTTTTCTTAGAACATCCTCATCCGCATCATTATTATCAACAATAATAAAATTTTTATTACCAAAATATCCTTGAAACTTTCCAATATTTTTTTGAACATCTTCCCAGCTTGCTTTTACAATATTATCTGGTAATGTTCTGGATCTCATTTGATTTCTTTGTAATGCAACATCTAGAGATGTATTTACAAATATCATTAACGTATCATAACCAAGACCACGCAATCCCTCTGAAGCTGATTTAATTTTATCATAATCTTTACCAGTACCATCAATAATTAAACCAAGTCTACCATCAACCCATTGCTTCATTCTCATCTTTGTAAGTTTCTTTGCTCTATCTCTTATAACTTGTGATCTTTCAAAATCTTTATCATCAAATTTTGTAAAGTCCATTCCCAATCCAGATGATTTTAATTTAAGTTCATATATATCATCTGAATTAACAATCTTCATACCAAGTCCACCTGTTGCTTTTCCAGCAACATATGACTTACCAGAACCTGGACCACCCGCTAGAAATATCGCTTTGAATATTGAAGGGTCATACATCCCTTCAGTCAAAAATTGATCAAAAGATTTCATACCATTGATCTCCATGTTTTTTTGTATAATACATACTTGTTTCTAATTTTTCCTCAACTGTAAATTGCTCATCTTTCATTTTCAATAGAAATTTTTGATTCCTTTGTTTTCCCTTATGTAATTTAGAAAACAAATCTTGAAATTGATTTCCTCTGCTATCTACAGAAATACTTTTTCCACCATGATCAAACCGAGCATGCACTTTACCATGATGATTTCCTGGAGATGTATTTGTTCCTAAAAGTGAAAAATCATTACCATCTTTATGAATAACAGAATGTTGATCATATTTTTTTCCTAATTCTAACATATGTTTTCTTTCAATATTAGGAATCATTAAAGATTTTTCTTTTACAAATCCACCTTCTTCTTTATATCCACCTCTCATTTCAACATAGCCATGACCCAACTTTCTGACATGCTTTTTTAATTCAGAAAATCTTCTTTCATTTTCTTCATCAGAATGTTCTTGTCTATGTGGAGACAATATGCCCATTTTTGGTGTATGATTAACATGGTGCATTACTCTAGATAAACTAGATTCATCTATTGATTGTTTGAAACTTTTCATAACTTACCTTTTCCAAAATTAGATACATTAATAGGTTTACCTTTTCTATCAGGATTTGAATCATGTTTTCTTTTTGCTCTGGTTGCAGCGCCTCTTTCTTTTTTAGAAAGTTGTTGTCTTTTCTTTTTAGACATACACTTAGGTTTTGGTCCGTCTCCTTTTCCATCACCATCTTTATCATCTCTAGCACAATCCCCAACAACTTTTCCTTTAGAATCAACTCTTTTCCAATCCCCGTCTGGATGGGTTTTAGAAAACCAATTTCTTAAATCCTCTTTGTAAACTCTATATGTTTTCATCCTTTTTTCCACCCACCACCTTTAGATTTATACCACTTTGCTGCCCAACCATTTGCATAGGCGGAAGGATAAACATCAAACTTAGATCTTGCAAGTGATTTTGCTTGTGACCAAAGTTTTGGATTTGTTGGTTTATTTTCTTCTGTGATATATTGTTTAAAAGTTACCATGCTTTGCAACTCCAATATCGTGCTTTAGTTCTTGGTCCAGGGTTATCACAATTATGTCTTGCTCTAAAAGATTTTCTTCTAGCAGGATTAGACTTTTTAATTCTCATGTTGGGATCACCGAACTCAACTTTTTTAACATTGCCAGTTGATGGATCTCTAACATAAACCTTGGATTTTTTAACATCACCTTTCATTTTTTTACCAAGAGGGACGTCTCTACCTTGATACTCTGCTTCAGTTACAAATTCTCTATATGTCTTCATTTTCTTACTTCCTTATGTTAGCTACTGAATCTCCAGGTTTACCTGTCTTATTTAATATTGAAACATGATATATTCTGTTTGGATCAGGATTTGATTGAATCAAATCTGTAACATAATCCCTCATCTCACTTTGTTGACGTATAGTAGTATACCATGACGTTCTATCATTGTCAACTATTTTTTGTGGCTTGTTAAAATGTATTGGAAAATCAACATCAGAAAAGGTCGCTCCTTTAAATTCTGCTCTCATTTTTTTCCATTCACTCCCAGAAGCCAATGTTATATGTAAATCTTTATCTTCCAATGGTTTCAAATCTGGATCTCTTTTTAAAACCATTTTCTGCATTTGCTTTATTATATTTATTTCTTTTGGTTTTAACTTATACTTGAGAACACTTTCAACTTTCACTTCTTCATTTATTCCAATTTGATTCATCAAAGATTTCTTGTCATTCTTTCCTGTCTCTATTGCATATTTAAATAACATATTTAATGCATCACCAATTGCTCTACCCCTAAGACCTGCTTGTGAAAGATCTCTACCATTGACTCCCAACTCTTTGAGAGATGTTGGTTTTCCTTTTCTTTTCATATCTGCTAATATCATTGATACTGTTTTTTGTTTTTTTGCTTTCAAATATTCATCAATATTTTTTATAGCAGATGGATGACTAGAAGTATATTGAACCAATTCCAATTCATTGTTAAGTATAGAAGGATTGTGAATTACCATAACTACACCTTCTATTGATTTTTTTATTTCATTTGATATTTTCATTGTTCTTTGTGCATTTTCTCCCGCTAACCATTTATAATCTTTTAATAGTATAGCTAAGAATGCAGGAAACGCAGACTTTTCAAGTTTATCCATTGTGTCATAATCAATGTCTCTTATACCTTTAAACAAATTTCCCATTAATCCAGTTTTAAACATCAACTTAACACCTTTACTTGGCACAGTTGATTTTGTAAACATCTTTGCAAATTCTTCTTGGAATCTGTCTGGTGATACTGTTTTAATTTTTTCAGATTGTTTTTTAATTTCTCTTTCTGTTTTTGGTTCTAAATTAAAATCAAATCTGGCTGCAAATTGCATTGCTCTCATCATTCTCAACGGATCTTCTTCAAATGCGTTTGGACTAATTACAGATATCTGTTTGTTCTCAATGTCAAACTGTCCTCTACCCTCTATGTCGTGTGTTTCACCAGTTTCAATATCTTTAGCGATAGCATTCATCCAAAAGTCTCTACGCATTTGGTCTTGTTGCAAAGTGATACCTTTACCTAACTTGACTTCAAAATCTTTATGTCCAGACCCTGTGCTTTTCTCATCAACTCTTGGAACAGAAATATCAATAGGTTCATCACCTTTTTCAAAATGAGTTGGAGTAAATTTTAATATACCAAAAGATTTTCCAACAGCATCAACCCTACCAAATTTAGATATCAATTTTGATAACTCATCAAGTTCTAAACCAACCACAAGTAAATCCAAATCTTTTGATATTTTACCCAACATTTCATCACGCACCGCTCCACCAATTTGATATATTTTTCCACCAGCAGTTTTAATTGCGGACTTAACCTCTGGTTTAAGTGCGTGAGACACATTTGATTCTATTATGTAATTTTTAAATTTTCTCATACTATTATTTATTCTAACACCTATTTGATAATAAACATATTAATTCATTAAATCCCATAACTGTAAATGCCCATTCACCTTGAACAACAGTATAAGAATACTTAATTGCATCTAAAAATATGTAAGAAGTTATAGCACCAATAATACCACAAAGAAATGATTGAAAACTATACCTTAACCATTTAAATTTATTTGTTGCTAACACTCTACCTAAACCATATATATCACCAACTATAGCATCATAAGTTCTTGAATCCCTTTCTAATCTTTGAGCATATTCTTTTTTAAATTCTTCTAATGGTATATAAGAAAAGTGTCCAAAAAATAATGGATTAAAAAATGGTGATGATCTGTCTATTTCTTTTGTCCCTGGTTTTTTAGGATAACCTGTTCTTGGCATGATAACAGCAATTGCACATAGCAGTGCAATTGTAGAAAAAAATCCTAGTATAGATAATGGAACTGCTACTTGCTCATGTTCCATGTTAGCAACTGTTACAGAAAAAACAATTGAAGAAACTGTTATCATTATATTAGCTTTTGTATCAGCCATTAATGACATCTGTACTATATTTGTAAGATTAAGACGAAGAATATTATCTACCGCAGTAGAAGACTTTCCTTCATTTGTTTCATCTAATTTTTCAAATAAAGTATCAGGAGATTCAAAATTTTTAACGTCCCACTGTTCTCTCATCTTTCTCCAATATAATTTTTAAAGTTTGACTATCTGCACTACAACTTTTTCCAACTCCGCCCCAATTAGCATTGCCAATTAAAGGTCTTATTACATATCCATCTTGTCTACATTGACAATCTCTAACAGATAAAGGAAATGCAGAAATTTCATTACCAGCTCCACATTTACCCATAGTCCAATACATACCATTACAGTATTTACCTTGAAAATTGTAAGTTGAGTTTTCAATATTCAAGGATATTTCACTGATCAAAGAACTGTTATCACACATTGTCATATTGTCTGAATTACCAATTGAAATATTGTCCCACACGTAGTTAGATGCATTGTCCCAAAAATTTTTATATGATTGCATTTGTGTTTGTGTTGGACTTATACCTTTAGTAAAATTATCAGACCAAGATAATATTGTTGTAATTGTTGTTTCTATTGTTTCATTATCAACCGTTTCAGTCTCTTGAACAGGATAATTAGGGTTGACAGAAACAGGAATAGTAACAACGAAGGGACTTGGGCTATTAAAATAGACCTTAAAAGGATCTGATGTTCCTGTTTGATAAGCAATGGTAGGAACATCACTAGTAAAATTGGAATAATTAACTTCAATTTGAATGTCAATTGGAACATTTACAACACCAGATAAATTTTCATTTAAATCTGTTTCATCATATATATTCTTCTGAATAAAGTCTTTGATATTGATATGATGACGTTGAGGTAGTATTGGTCGTGCGGAATAATATCTATAATTTGCTTCTGGATATTCATGTTGATATTTTAGTTTTACATTTATAATTTCTTCTTTATCTGCTTCACAACTAATTATACTTAAAAGTCCTATCAACAATCCTAATTTTACTATCTTCTTGATCATGTATGTATACCTCTTTTATTGGTCCATCTATATTTTTGTCCCAATAATCTAAAAATTGATTTATCCTTGGATAATCTGGTTGTTGATCTTCTGTTTGCCATATAAATTCATTTACCAAATGTAAATAATCTGGAATATAATAGACAACTTGCACAGATGCCTTAGTCCATTTTTTTATAATATATGCCATTAAATATTATCTTAGTGGTGGAGCATAGAGTAAACCCCCCTGAGTGTACAACTTATTGTAACCTCTTTTTAAATTTATAGGGGTTTCTGTTCCAAGATATTTTTCGTAAATTTCTTCGTAATTACCTATTTGTTTTATAATTTGATATGCCCAATCTGCATTCAATCCTAACTTTGCACCAAGATGTGGAAACTTATCACCATCTCTCTCACCCATAAATCTTTGTATTTTAGGATCTTTATTTTCTTTAAACATATCAATATTTTGAGAAGTAATTCCCAATTCTTCTGCAATAAAAAATACATAAACAGACCATCTTGTAATATCTGACCACAATTGATCACCATATCTTATTGCTGGACCGAGTGGTTCTTTTGAAATTACTTCTGGTAAAATCATATGTTTTTCTGGTTCTGGATATTTTGTTCTGTCTCCCGCCAATGCTGATCTATCAATACCATACATATCGCACTCACCCTGTAAATATAATTCAACAATATCTTCATCAGGATAAACACCAACTGGTAAATATTTCATATTCCATAGTTCAAAAAAATCTTTTATATTTTGTTCTGCGGTAGTGTCAATACTGTAACAAACTGTGGCTCCGGAAAGATCTTTAGCACTTTTTGCACCAAGTGTTTTTCTAACCATAAAACCTTGACCATCATAAAA